GGCAGACCACAAACCAACGGCAAAGCTGAACGGGTCATACGAACATTGATGGAGCTTTGGCATAATCAATATGAGTTTGTCAGCAGTGAACACAGAAAGCAAGAATTAACCAGATTTCTTAATTTCTACAACACTGTTAGACCACATTCATCTTTAACCAAGAAAGATGAGATTACAGGAAAAACTTTAACTTTTACTCCTTATGAGTGGTTGGAGTTTTATTTTAAACAAAGTGTAAATAACGGGTGAGTTTCTTACATTTTAGGAAAAAAAGATTATGGCTAAAACAGTTGAACAACTTAAAGCCGAATTTGCCACAGAAGGTAAGACTTTTGTCTCTTGGGCAAATGAACGAGGCTATGACCCAACCTATGTCAGTCGTATCCTAAATGGCTCAATCCAAGCCAACTATGGCAAGGCTCACAAAATCGCTGTTGAGCTTGGCTTAAAACAGGAGAATAGCGATGATTAGTCAAGAAACCCTATCCGTCAGCCAAAGCATTGTTGTGATTGACGACACGCCACTAACCCAAAACGAGACCGAAAGCTATGACAACCTGTCCGCCCTTGAACAGCTTTTGATTGATGACTTTCGCAAGCTAGATAAAGACGACCAAAAAATCGCCTTTGGGTCGGTGCATTCTTTGGTAACGAGTAATTGGGAGTGGACACAATGAGCGGTAAAGGTACTCGTATCCTGCAAGTTTTTAAGGCATTGCACAACCATCCCTTGATTGGGATTAGCAACAAAGAAATTGCCGATAACTTAGGATTTACCCCCACTCAAGTCAGCCGTGATTTGGCGGACTTAATCAGTGAGGGCTTGGTGCAAAAACTGGATAATGGCAACTATGCCTACTCTATCCGCACCCTGCAAATCGCTGAAAATTATCGCAAACAGCACGAGAGACTAAAAGCGAGAATGGATGAAATCCAACGCAATGTCGGTATCGGGCTTTGATGGTGCGATTGGCTTTGCTAATGCCTGTGGAGAGTGCCTTTAACACAACAACAGACGGCGGATAGCGGTATTCAATCTCGCTAATCTCAAATCGCCCAAGCGACATAAGCTCGCCTGTATCATCCGCCAGCGACAATTCCACGCCATCGCCATTGTCAGGATACCAATCATACAGCCAGTCGCCATTCACATCCTCAAGCGTTAAAGTAATTTCGTCCGATTGGTCGGAGAGATAATCGGTATAAGTGATTTCCAGTAGGTATGGCGTAATGGCGTTTGTGATGTCTTTTTGCTCATAGATGACGGCAAATTTGGGCTTGTCGGTGTTTTGTATCATTGTGGGTCTCCAATGGTCAGTCTCTAAACCAAGGGGGCAAATTGGCATTTTTGGCTTGCGATTTTTGGATAATCGGCACAAAGACAGTTGTGCCTGCGGTCAAAGTTTCAGACAGGGCAAGCCGTGGATTGGCGTCCATAATCCGCCCAATCTCATCCACCGTGCCATAATAGCGATGGGCGATTAAATCAAAGCGGTCGTGTTCATTGCAGGTGTGGATTAGTACGCTACTCATTTTTTAAATAATCCTATCTTTTAAATAGTTTTAGGGGTTTTTTACTGGCGATTTTGGCGGTGAGTTTAGACACGGTGGATTTACCCACGCCCATTGCACCGATTGCCCCTGTAAAGGCGGTCTTTGCCTGTGTCAGGTTGCCACTTTGCACCGCCCCAATGCCAACGCCCACCTTGCCTAGCGTATACGCCACCGCACCGCCAAACTTGCCCATACCGTCCAATTTATCAGCATAAGCGGACAAAGCAGGAATGTTTGACAAGCCTTTGATAATGCCAGTGCCGTCTGATACGATTTCTGATAAGGTCAAGGCATAACGAGCAGGGTCATTACCAAGTTCGCCAAGCAAGGCGATTTTTGCCCCGATACCATCAAGCAGTCCGTCGCTTCTGTGCCACGCTCCCACATCTGCCATTAGGCTTGCCGTTTCAATGTCTATGGGAGCATTGATACTGTCGTCTTTAACCGATAAAAGTGGCACGCTGTCCATCGTGGCAATGGCTGGCGTGGGATTGGGGGCGGTCGGGTCGCCGATAAACTCGGTCAAATCCACATCAATGTCCATCGCCAAAGTATCGCCCGTGTCATTTTGGGCAGTGGTGGTAACGGATAATTTATCAATGATGTAAAAGCCTATCATCTGCCCTGAGCCTGTAACGAGTGCCTGTGCATCTTGTGAGATAAAGGCTTGGTGCAATGCCTGATACTGCTGACCCACATCGCCCAGTCGCCAATGCAGGCGTAAGCTGAATTTGAGCTTGTCAAGGAGTAGCCCCAAGCCTTGTGTGCGTGGCTTGCCCTGTATAACTTCGTGATGGACAAATTTGGCGTTGTGTGTGGTGGTCAAGGCGGTAAAACTGTCGGTCATAAGAAAGGGGATTTGCCCAAGCATGGCGTACATCAGTAAGCTCTCCGTAGTTTGTCTTGTTGCATTCTAGCGAACATTTTTTCAAATTCGGCTTGTGATAACTGCAAGGCTCTTTCAATTTTACCCATATCATTGCCATTTGCGTTAATGGTAGGATTAAAATGAATGGTAATGTTGCCTTGTTGTTGGTTGTTTAAGTTATTGGCATTGGTGGCGTTGGTGTTTGTCATTCTTGCTTGATGTTCACCCACACTTGTGCTGATTTGGGCGGACAGATTGCCCATTTTTGCCCCAAAGTTTGCCGTTACGCCACTTGCGACAGAGCCAATGGCGGACACAGGTTTTTGACCGCCTTTGTCAATGCCAATGGCTAAGCCCTCAGACACCCACAAGCCAAACTGACGAAACACACGGCTAGGACTATTAATGCCAAGCATTCTTTTAGCAGTGCCAGCAACATTGCCTATGGTACTACTAATCGCCCCCACAACCGCTCCCGCCATAGATTTAATACCACCAATAAGCCCTTGAATGATATTGACCCCAAAGGTGCGAAAGCGACCCACAAGCCCACTTAAAAAGCCCCAAACGGCGGAAAAGGCGGTAGAGAATGCGGAGACGGGGCTAAATCCAGCGATAACTGCACGCAGTCCTGCCACCGCCACCGCAAAGAGTGAACGAATGCCATTCCAAATACTGCCTGCCACCGCAAAGAGCGTGGATAACGCACCGCTCCACACACCAATGATGGTGCTTGCTACTGAGGCAATAATATTAACAATGCCAATAATGACTGCCCCAACGGTTTGACCCATTGACCTTGCTCCATCGCCTGCCCTTTGACTTTGGGAAAAAAATTGACCGAACCAATCTATGATTGGGGCAACAAGTGGGGAAATACTCGCCCATAGTCCACCAAGCACCGCCACCACAGGGGCGAAAGTGGCCGATAATTGACTGCCAATACCGCTAAAAGTTGCCAATAATGGGGCAACGCCTGTCATAATACCGTCCCACAGACCCATAAAGAATGAGCTAATCGGTGTCCAATATTTATAAACCACCAACGCCACACCTGCCAACGCAAGGGCAAGCCAGCCAATCGGTGTGGTCAAAAGAGCCCGACCAAAGCCCATGACCGCCACTCGTAGAACATTGAACACGCCAGAGAGTGAACCAAGCCTACCAAAGGCGGAAGTTAGGGCGGTAATGCCTGATTTGACAAAAGTCATACCTTTGCCAAATGCCAATACCGCCGTTCTTGCTTGGCGTAAAGTTAAGCCAAATAACTGCAAGGCGGACGCTGGTTTGTTCATACTAAATAAGGCAAACGCCAATCTAAACTTTTGAAAAATCCCCACAAAACCAAGCAACTGACCGCCCAAGCCAAAAATGGACAATGACAACCCATTTAACAAAAATCTGACAGCAATACCACTGGCACGAAAAGCAAACAAAGAACCCACAATCGTTACCAATCCTTTAACCAAAGCAGGATTGGCAGAAGCCCATTCAATCAGTCTGGTAACGATTGGGCTAATCTGACCTACCAGTCCCACAATGGTTGGCAATACCGCAGAGCCAACTTTGACCCCCAAATCCACCAGTTGATTTTTTAGGGTTTTGATATGATTTGCGGTTGTGGCGGCTTGGTTGTCAAATTCTCGGCTCATTGAGCCAAGATAGCTTAGATTGCCTGATGGGTCTTTTTCATTGAGTAGGTCAAGCTGTCGCCCATACTCACCAACGCTATTTGCCAACAATTGCACATCATCGTTATAGTTACTACCAAACAATTTTGTCAAAAAGGGATACTGGTCATCTTCTGGCAACTCTTTGATTTTTTGCAAAAATTGGGTGATTGCTCCTTGTGCATCTTCGTTCATCATACGGGCAAATTCGCCTGTCTTGTAGCCAAGCCTTGCTAAGTCGTCATCGTATTTGCCCGTTTTCATCATCGCCATTGTAGAGAGCATACCCTCCATTGCTTGTGCAGCAAGTTCTGGCGGTTTACCCATACTCAAAAAAGTAGAGCCAAGAGCCGCCGCCTGATTTTCGGTCAATTTTAATTGTCTAGCAGTACCGCCCACACGAGTAAGCACATTGACAATGTCGGCGGCATTTGAGTTGGCATTGTCTGACAAATGGTTAATGGCATCGCCAAGACGGTCAATGTTTTCAATCGGCACTTTTAGGACATTAGACAGCGTTGCCATTGCCTTACCAGCGTCTCCTGCCGCCATATCAAAGGCAACACCCATTTTGGCGGCGTTAGTTGCAAAGCCGAGCAGGTTTTCACGAGCCACGCCTGATTGCCCACCTGCGGCAACGATTTGTGCAATCTCTGTTCCTGCCATTGGAATGGTATGGGTCAGCCTTAAAATGTCGTCTTGCATTTGTTTGAACTGCTGTGGCGTGTCAAAATCCACCACTTTTTTGACATCTGCCATCGCACTTTCAAAGTCAATGGCAAGCTTGACAGGCATCGCAACCGTCGCCCCAAGACCCACCAAATCCATCGCTTCGCTCATCAGACTGCTACGAATTTGCCTAGCATTTTCAATATGGGCATCCACACGAGTTCGCATATCTGCCACACGATTGACACTTCTGATACTATCGCCAAGCCGATAATACTGCCCAATCAACTCGCCCACATTGCCAGACCCTCTGGTCATCGCACGGTCAATCTGTCCGCCCAGTCGTCTGTGTTCATCGGTTGCAATGCGAGTGGCTGACCGCAAGGATTGTACGCCACCGCCAAGCTGAGTAAAGGCTCTCATTGCCCCACCGATGGCGGCGGTTGCGACAATGGATATTGATAATTCGGTTGCCATAAGGTACAATAATCCTAATTATTTAAGGGGGAGTGTATGCTTGCAAGTGCGATTATTGGGTTTTTGCTTGGCTATGCGTTTGTTGCTTTGTTGCCCGCGGTGTGGAGTTTGCTTAAAATCTCCTTTGAGATTGTGCGTGCCTTGTTTGAGCTGTTTAGAGAGATTTACGAGTTAATTCGCTATGGCGTACAAGACCCCACAAAAGAACCCACCCCAAACCGCCCCTAAAAGGCGGTTTTTTGATAGCCTGCTTTGATTTGCCGTGTGGCTTGGGCTATCCATCGCTTTATCTCGCTGATTGTCATTTCTTCTAAGTCAAAATGCGAAAAGCCAAACCACCACGCAAGGTCAGCGAGCGCCTCGTCCAGCTCCTCTACTTTCCCGCCGCCATCTCCTTCATCACTTCTTGTAACTTGGCATAGTCGCTGATGTCAAGGTTATCAAGGTCTTCTGGCACAAGCCCTGTCAAGCTAGACAGTAGGTGCATTTCTTTGTCTGCATCGTTTTTGTGTTCGCTCATTTTTCGGATGTCTTTGACTTTGGCACGGCGGACACTTAGGGTGTCAAGCACTTCGCCTGTGCCAAGCGTGATGGGAAAGTTAAGGGTAATGCTAATGCTCATAACAGCTCCAATAAGTGAATAAAATGTGTGGGGCAACCGTGATTGCCCCACCAGCGTTGCACGGATTATTATAGGGCGTGGCAAAGATAGGGTCTTTTAAAGGGTTTTAAGAAAATTTTAGATAAAAAAAGTGAAAGGCTGTTGCATACAGTGAAAAAGTGGGGTATAATATCCCCCAACAGGCGTAGAAACCTGAATTACAAGCGGACATCCGCACCCGACAGACTTTGCGGTATTTTTATGTCCAAAATTTGCCTTGATGTGAAATTTTGGCAAGACTATCTCAATTATGCCGACAGGGCGGAGAATACAATACCCCACTTGTGGGGGAATAATCCCGACCGACTTGTAACGGTTTTCTAACCTGTTGGCACCCTATTTTAGGGTTAAACTTAGAAACTTTTTACAAGGAGACATTTATGTCTACAATCCTACCTACTGGCAATCGCCAAACAATGTCAAGCCGTGAAGTTGCAGAACTCTGTGGCAAAAAGCACCGCCACGTTTGCCGTGATATTGACAATCTCAACACTACCTATGAAAAAATGGGTATGCCCAAAGTTGGACACACCCCCTACATCAACCACCAAAACGGTCAAGAATATAATGAATTCTTGCTTACCAAAGAGCAATGCGTTGATTTGATTAGTGGCTATCATACCGAAACACGAATTCGCATTAACCGCCGTTGGCAAGAACTAGAAAACAACCAACACGCCCTACTAGACAAAGTGGATAACGACACCGCTTGGCTGATTGATGAACTTCAAGATGAAGTACTGCGGACACAGCCAGAGTTGTTAAAGCTCATCACTTATCGCAAGATGGGATTATCACAGCGAGAGATTGCCCTGCTTTTGGGTGTGTCTGACACCACCATTCGCCACCGCTTATCAAAACTTGCTCGCTTGGGCTTTATTGACTACACACCCAATGAAAAGTATCAACAAATGGGGCGATTGGGCTACCAAGCCAAACAAGCAAAACAGCTAACTTTGGGGGTGTAAGATGAAGATGATGATTGAAGAATGGGACACCATTCCCCTAAGCGAAGTGATTGGCTTGCTTGATGTGATGATTGATTTGGGGGCATCACAAACTGACACAGACACCATTCAGCTGTCGCACACCAGTTTTATTGACACCTTATCAATGATAAAAGAACGCCTAAAAACCGTAGAGCTAAAACTTACCCCAATGCCCTAAGCTCAAATACCAATAAACCCCCAAATCTCACGGTTTGGGGGTTTTGTTTGGGTCTGGGCTTTACGCCCCCACCACACGGCGAAAGCTCGCCAGCACATCCGTGCCACCCACACGGTATTCATTTTTAAAGGCATTAAAATAAAACACTTCTTTGCCGTCCACGAGCTGACGCACTTCGTGGGCTTGAAAAGTGCTGGAAAACTCCGCCTTTTCTTTGGGTTTGTAGCTTCCCATAGGGTTTTTGGAGAATGTGCCTGTTAGGATTGTAACCAGTGGTACTTCTGCTGCCAAGCCTTGTGCATCGTGCTTTTGAATATCAGCACGCACCATCAGCTGAACCGCTTTAAATGGATGGTAGATGGTAGCAAATACTTCTTCATAAAAGCTGTTCCAAGTGATTTCCCCTTCCATTGCTTCTACACCGCTAGGAAGTTTAATCGTACCGACCAGTCCAAGACCCTTATATTCATCTTGACTGACTTCCACATCAGGTAGCTTGATTTCACTGGCTTGACCCAGTAGGCTGTTACCATTGACATAAATATTGGCGTTAAAAATGGCGTTAATTTGCATTGTTATCTCCTAAAAAGTCGCCTTATTTCTTACCAGTCAAATTGACCAGGTATTTTCTTGTCATTACGCTGGCATTGGTAATGCGTTCGGCAGGCAGTTTTGGTGTGTAGTCATAGACGAGCGGAATTTGCCCTTTGCTAAATGCGTCCACAAGGTCGTATTCATAATCCAATGACACCGAGTAGCCAACAATGGATTTAAGTGTTCCCAAATAAGTGCGAATGCCCTCGATAAGACTGTCAATCAGAGCATCATCAATGGGTCTGTCCACATATTGCAGCTCAAACTGGCGGATAGATTCATCAATGATGTCGCCTGTACGCTGTGCCACTTCAAAGTTTTTGATATGACTGACGGACGGAAAACACGCCAAGCGGTTACCCCAAGCCCGAAAGCCTGTGCCATAGCTGTTAAAGACGGTGGTAATGCCTTTTTCGTTTAAGCGGTTGGTCTCGCTTTGTGGGTCATCAATACGAGCGGTGAGCGGGATTTCTAGGGCAGTTACACCAAGTAGCTCGTGGTTGGATTTTGAATGCCAATAGCCTTTGTCCACATCGACTTTCATACGCAGACCTGCCAAATGCGTGGCAAGGTGTTCTGTGCCAAGAATACCCACGACATACGGATAACACAGCTCGGCACGGTCGGAACTTGTGTTAAAGTTAATCGTGCCACTTGCCCCACGCCCTTGTAGGACGATGGATAAGTTGGTCCCTTTGGGGGCGTTGATGTAGGCGATGGCGTTTAGCTTGTTTGCCACGGCAATCATCGCACTGCTTGCCGTGGCGGTCTTATCATACTCTGGCACGATGATGATTTTGGCATCCGCCCCAAACTTACCAAAACCTTCGGTCAAAAGCTCCAAGCCTGTGCGTTTGCCTGTGCTTGCCACAAATCCGCCCAAAATGTCGGCTTCGGTAACTTTGGCAGGGTCGGTGTAAGTATAGCTAATGGTTGGGGCGGTGGGGCGAGCGTTAAAGGCAATCTCGCCTGTCAGCGTGTTAATGGTGTATTGGTTGGCATTTAGTACGGTTTGACCGTCTTTGACAGTATAACCCCGTTGAATGGCAGGTTTGCGGGTTTTGGCAGTCAAAGTATTAACATCTACGGTTAAGACTTCATCAGTAACGACAGTCTTGTGGCGAGCAGGGTCGCAGACATTAACCACATAAGCAAGACCTGCTTTGTAGCGTGTCCAGATATGAGAAGCATCAGGCAAGGTAAAGCCTGCTTTGGTGGCTTCATCACCACCAAACTTGGCAAAATCTTTATTGGTTTGACATAGGGTTAGCACATTGACATCACCAATGGGGGCAGTCCCCACAATGGCAGTAATTGCACCGTTTACAGTATAGACAGGACTAGAACCACCGTCAATGCGTTTGGTTTCGGTGCCGTGATGAAAAGACATAAAATACTCCTTTTAAGTTAAGGGGTTTTCTTTTTAAGGGTTGAATTTAAAGGGTCAAAGGGGCGTCTTGTGTGGACTTGCACCACTTTGGGGCGATTATCAGGCTGACAGACTTCCACGCTTTGGGTCTCGATGCGTATCTTTAACTCATATTGCCACGCCCCTCCGTCTTGATGCAGATAGCGTTCACTGACCAGATGAATTTTGTTGCAATGCTTAGGGCGAAAACCTGTGATGACCGCTCGCACTTTGTCTAGTAAAGCAATCGCTCCTTTATCGTGATGGACGCCACGCCCAAAGACCGTTAGCGAAAAGGTTAATTTACGAGTTTGGACAATGGCGTGCGTATCGTCCGTCATCTCATAATCCGACCCCTGATAGCCAATCAGTACCGCCCCAACAGCGTGCATAAAGCGATAAGTGGCAGGATTATCAGGAAATAAATCCACTTCTATACTTGGCAAATCCTGACGGAGCTTTTCTCGCACACTTGCCAAAATCGCCAAAGTAATGCTGTCTGTCATCAGTAACCACTCCAATCACTCTTGCCACGAGAGCGTACTCGGTACGCCCCACGCTCTTTGTGTAAGGCGTTTTCGTTTTTGGTAAGGTCGGTGGCAAATAGGTGCATTTTGCCATTTTGAACAAGATTTAACATTTTTAAAGCATCATCATAGGCAGTTTGCAAGGTTTTTGGCATTTCACTGGCGTTAATCCGTCGTTTATGCAACCAATAGCGGGCAATGTCGCCACACCAAGTATTTAAAAGCGTTGGCACAGATTGCAAAGGCAGAGCATAACGCCCCGCCAAATAGCCGTCCGCCACTTGGCAAGCATGGCTGATTGCTTTATCCACCACCGCCCAATCAGGCTCGATATCTTGATAATCATAGTGATTGGTAAGGTCATCACGGCTAAGCTGGATAAGCTCTACCTTGCTACACAAGGCAATCATATCTTCACGGCTGACATAAGGGGCGGTATGGGTCATTATTTAAGCCTTTTTGCGAGTGGATTTTTTGGGTTCGGCAGTTTCGCTGTTGGTTGGGGCGTCGCTAGTAACTGCTTCATCGCTGATAGCTTCACCACTTTCGGTGTCATCCGCTTGTGGGGCGACTTCGTCAAGGCTTGGCTCATCTTGGACTTCTAGTGTTGGCTCTGATTCAAAAACTGGCTCGGATACAGGTTCATCGACTGGCTCATCTGACACATCATCAAGTAGCGTGGTATGGGCAGACACCTCGGCATACACTTCGTCAGTCAAATCAATGATTTGACCTGTTTCAATGCGTACCATTTCGCCATTTTGCTCAAGGATTAAAGGCGTGTTTACTTGGACTTTTTTCATTGCTTGCTCCTTATCTTAATAGGACTTTGACAGGTTTGTTTGCACCGCTTGCCGATGATAGGGCGAGAAATTGCCCTGTTTCGGACTTGATGGCACAGCCTTGGGCGTCTGAGCCGACTTTGTCGCCTTGGGCAATCGCACCGCCAGACTCCACAATACCTACACCCAAAATTTCTACCGCCACGGACTCACCTTGTTTTGCGTCCACAGGCACAATACCAAAAATAGGGTCGTCAGCGGTGGCTTGTCTTCCCTTGGCGGATACAAAACGATTGCCGATAAGTTCGCTCATTGCCAGCATAGTAACGGCAACGATTGCTGATTTGGTTGGATTTGCCATTGTTATTCTCCTTGCAAAAGCGTGTTTTTGATGTGATAGCCGTGCAATGCCCACAGCTCGTTAATAGCATTATCAAAGGCAATTTTACGCCCAATGTTTTCATCAAATTGTTTGGGGTCAATACAGCCAGATTTACCAATCACGGTATAGCCACTTTTTAAAGTCAAGGCACACACCGTGCAGGTTTCGCCAAAGCGGGCATATTCTTCCTTGTCAATCAAGGCTTGCAAGTCTTCTTGGGTAATTTTGGTCATTTTAATCTCCAAAGGTTAAATCACATTTTCAAACAAGAAACCACACGCACCGCCCACGACAGCAGCTTTGCGAATGTCGGTATAACGCACATACTGCACCTTACCGCCTTCGCCATCATATCTGTCCACGACAGGCAACCCACGGCGACGGAAAGTATAGCCAAACGCAGGTACGCCCTCATCATTACCGCTTGGTACTTGGTCTGGGCGGACAATCAGACTGGCAAAATTACCCCAAATCGGTTTGGTTTGCTTATTGCCCACTGGGATTGATACCGCATTACCGATGAGAATTTCATCTAGCTCTAACAGCTCTTTGAGCGTGGCGACATTGAGCAGTGGCTTATTGGCACTATCGCTAATCAGCGAGCGAAGTTTGGCACTTCGGCGGATTTGGGTATAGACCTGACCGCTTAGTACGAGCGTCTTTGGGGTTACGCCTGTTGCACTTCGCACCTGCTCTTTGGCATCGTCAATGATGGTCTGAATGTCGGCATCGTCTGCTGTCCACTTGGCGGATGCAAAGTCCTTGCTGTGGGCGTTGGCATAGACCGATTTTGTTTGGATAAGGCGAGCGATTTCGGCTTCTTGGCGAAGTTGCACCCCTTGGGTGACACGGCGGGTGGCTTTGGCGTGTTCGTCAAATTGGCTCTCGTGCTGTTCACGGTAATCCACGCCTGCGGCTAAGTCGTGTTCTTCTAGCACCACAGGCATTGTCGTGGTTTTATCTAGCGTGATGATGTTGCTGGCTGCACCGACTGCTCGCTCGGTTTCATATTCCACCAGCGAACCCTTGCCAAAAATCGGCACTTTAATGCCTTCTTTATCGGTATAAACCACAGGCATAATCTGCTCGCCAATAAAATCCGACTGCATATAGCCTAGGGCAAGATTGGTTAAAACTTCGTCTTTGCCACGCAAGTTTTGTAAATGTGTTGCACTCATAAAAACTCCTAAAATTATTTAAAAATCAAGCCGTGCGGCGGGCAGCTTCTTCATAACTGATGTTTTCGGATTTCATCAAGGCGACCGCTCGCTCGTGGTGGGACATATTTTCGCTAAAATTGACCGTGCTTTTGGTAACTTTGTCGGTCAAATGTGAATGCTGTTTTGGCAAGTTGCCCAAAAATTCTTTAAAGGCGACCGCCAATGGCTTTTTGTCATCGCCTTCGCCAAAGTCAGCGGTGGTGTCGTTTGGAAATTCGGCAAAGTTTAACACTTGGGTCAATAGCTCCTTATCACAGGGCTTAATCTTGCCGTCTTTGACAAGGCTTTCAGCAAAATTGGCATTGACGGTATTTGCCACATCTCGCTCTTTTTTGGCTTGAAGGGCTTTAAACTTGGCAAGTTCGGCTTCGGCTTTTTCGGCTCGTGCCAGTGCTTCGGTTACATCTTGATTCATTGTATTCTCACTTTGGTTGCTTTGGGTTGGGGTGGAATTTAGGTCATCGGATTTGCTATCGCCATCAGTATTGGTTTTTGGTTGAGTGTTGGTGTCCACGCTTGGATTTACTGTGTCAGCTTGATTTGTAGGAGCTTCACTAAAATTAAAAAATCTGGCAAAGACGCTCTTAATATCAAAGACAAGTTTTTCACTCTCGGACAGCTCGCCAAAGCTGACAACGCCGTCGCTATTATCATTAAAGCTGACAGGCGATAAGCCTTTGACCGCAGGGGCAATGCTCCTAAAAACCCAATATGGCGTAAATACCAGTTATCAGGCTTAGGATTGCTTGGGTGTTTGGGCGGGTAGAAGCTGGCGGAGAGTTTCTTATAACGACCTTGTTTAACCAAGTCCACAAAGCCTGCGTCCATTTCGCCAAACTGGGCATACAGTTTGTCGCCTTTGGCGGATAGGGATTTGACCCAGCCATAAGCAGGGGCGTTATCGTCTGGATGTCCGATGACGATGGGGGCTTCGTGAAAGCTCGGATTGTAGCCCTTTGCAATGGCATTAAGGTCGTCAGGCGTGATGGTAACTTCTTTGCCCGAGTTATCGGCTCGTGTGCCAGCGATAAAGATTTCGTGTTGTATGGTTTGCATAACATTAACCCCATATTTTTGGGTTATTATGCAAGACTTTGTGGGATTGGTCTTTTAAAGTGTTTTAATAATTTATTTGCTAGGCACAATCTTGTATAATATGTTTTGTCTAACGACATTAACATAATTTCTACTATTGTAGATAAGCGTTTTAAGAAATTCGGTGGATACATTAAGGATTTTACTAGGATTTGAAAATGGGCGATTTTAGGGGGCTATTTTGGGGCTTTTAGGGCGTATTTGGGGTGGTGTGGGGATTTGGTGGGATAAGGGCGTTAAAAGCGGTTTTGACCGTTTTTGACCGCCTTTTGTGGGGCGTTTGGATAACATCAATCGTCCCACAAGGAGAATTGGCGGGTATTAAACTCAAATTGGCGTTGTTCTTTGATAATGGCGTAAATGCGTTGCAAGGTTACACCATACTTTTTGGCAAGGACTTCGTGGTTGTCGCCCGTGAACTCATCATAGATTTGGCGGTTACGGCGGGCGGCTTTGCCAGAGATGTTTTTGGGAATGTACAAATTCTCACCGCCAAACTCATCAAGCACGGTGTCGGTGCTTTCTTCTGCGACCGTGAGTGCCTGATGACTTGTCATGCCCTGACGGATTAGGGCGTGATAGATGATGTCATAGAGGGCTTGACTAAATTCGTGTTGGCGGGATTTGCTCATTTTGGCTTCCTTTGGTTAAGTGTTGGTTTGGTTTTTTCTACCCGTTTACGCCAGTTTTTTAAGCGTTCTATGACATTACTGGCTTGCTCACCACTCAAATCATCTATGGCGGTTTGGGTTTGATTTTTGATATAAGTTGCCAGTGCTTGCTCACTCTCATTTCTAACCGCTCCGAGTGCGTGTAAATCCAGCCACAGATGGCGGATAAGTTTGATTTGTTGTTCTATGTCAAGACTTGCCTTATCGTCTATGGGCTTTGGGTCTTTTTTCTTGTGTGTTACCACAAACCCAAGCTGTTTTAATCTTGTCAATACCTTGTTTAATTCATAGACATTCATCGCTTTGGTGCTGTCTTTGCTAGTCATCGCCACAAGGAGCGAGCGGTAGGTATCGTCATCTAGGCACAGTTTACTTTTGCCGATATGGATAAGCTGAATGAGTTTGGGCTTATTTAATGCAGTTAGTTTGGTTTTGTGTTGGCTCATTTTGATTTTCCTTAAATTGGTGATGATAAGCAAGGCTTACCCCTGCTTATCATTTGGGCTTGGTGTGTTTAATTAACGGCTTCTTTTAGCCCTTTGCCCGCTTTAAACGACGGTACTTTTTTTGCTAAGATTGTCAATTTTTCGCCTGTTTTGGGGTTACGCCCCGTGCGTTCTTTGTGGGTTTTGATGGTAAACTAGCCAAAGCCCACCAGATTGACTTCGCCACCTTTTGCCAGTTCGTCTTTAATGCTACCCAGCACCGCATTGACCGCATTCTCGGCTTGTTTTAGGGGTAAGCCGTCTAGTTTGTCATAGACAGATTTAACGAGTTCTTGTTTGTTCATAATATGTTACCTTTTAAAATGGTCTGCTAGGACAATGACAAGGCGACCAACGCTTGCCATTGTTTTGCTCTTTTGTTTTTAGGGGGGGATTAAAGATTGGCAAAATCAAGGCTAATTTGCTGATATTTTCCGTATTCATCTCGCTCATAAAACCGCATATATTCTTTTGATGAGATGACTTGGGTGGCATCACTGATGGCGGTCATTGCTTTTTGCCATTTGTCATCTGTGATGTTAAGACTACGCAAGGATAGCACTCGGCGAATGTTAATTTTGCCTTCTTTGTCCACCGCAAAAGCATTGTCAATGATGGCTTTGATGTTGTCGTTGCTGTCGGCTGTCCACTCACGCAGACATTCGTCAATCAAGGATTTTGCAACCTGCAAGCGTTCGTCAAATACAAGGTTATCTTGGATAGCAATTTGCACTTTGTATTTGCCATCAAAGCTCATCAAGCTAACATTGCCTTTTTTACCGCCAATATGAGTATCGTACTCTTGGGCGGAGAGTTCCACGAAGTTGTGAAATTCAGCAAAAAACTGCTCTTTTACCGCCCGCATTTGGATTTGTAGGCTTAGGGCTTGCCCCACAAGATTGATGACAGTTTCGTCTCTTAGCTTGTCAATTTCCTTGATTTTATCAAGGGGGATAAGGTGTCCCTTGTCGTTTAGGCGGTAGCCGTCAGGAATGGCGGTATTAGCGATTGGGGTTTGTTCGGTCATAAATTACTCCAATTGGGTTGGTTAAGGTAATTCAAGATAACGACATTGTAAAGTGTGAGCGGTCATAAACAGTCGCATTTTTAGCAAGTGGTCGTCATTGTCTTGGTTGAGTTTGAATAAATCATCTTTAGCGGTCATAATCGCCGTTGCCAGTTTTTCTTTGTCAAGCTCGCCATTTTTGATTAGGATTTGCAAGGCTTCATCAAGCAATAGCATTGGCAGAGAATACTGAGCATCGGTGTTGTCATCAATATGTATCATCATTGGCATAATTCACTCCTAAAATATCAGCACAAACACCAAGCCAATCGCCAGTACAATCACGGTCAAGATAAGCAAGGCAATCCACGCAGACTGGCGGTCTTGGCGGTATTGCATACGCACGATGTCCATATCCATTTTTGCCAGTCGCTTCTTTTCGTGTTGTAGCCACAGGTATTCGGACACCGATAGGCTTGGGTGTTTGTCTTTGGATTTAGGGTTTTGAGTGTTCATTTTTTGCTCCTTAAATGCTTTTGATAATATCGCCATCTACCTTGTCAAAACCCAAATAAACGGTTTCGTTCATAGCGTGGGCGACTAGGTTATTGACCGCCAAAGGATAAAGCAGACTGTGTTCGTGCGTGCCAGCTTTGGTGCGAGATTTGACGGTCAGACGCTGACTTATCGCATCAAGGGCGGACTCATCTAAGATTTGTTTAATATCGCCTCCTGCTCGCTCAAATTTATGCTTTAAGTAACCCGCCAATTTACCATCGGTCAAAGGCTCTAAGGTGGCAATCTCACAGCGTTGCACCACTTCACGCACGGTTGGGTTATTTTCAGCCAATTTGGTGGCAAGCTCGGTCTGTCCAATCAGCACAATGCCAAGCAAGCGGTCAAAACCTGCTTTTATTTTAGGTGCTTTAAGGTGGGAATGGGCAAGCCGTGAGCCTCCTCAATGACAATCAAGTGGCGATTGCCCGCCTTGTGGCTTTCGGTTAGAGCCTTGTGGATTTGACGAAAGCGAGCCTCTGGGCTTCTTTTGGGTTTTTCGCTTGGAGCAACCGCCTCCAAGATACTTTCGGCAATGTGTACCGATTTTAAGGTTTTGCCCTTGATGTCATTATCCTCCATCGCCAGCACATACGGTTCAATAATAACGGTAGGCTTGCCGTTCTTAAAAAGTCGGTCGTGCAAATCCTCATGCAGGGTAGATTTGCCTGCACCGCTCTCGCCAATGACCGCAAGAAACCCGCCATTACTTGCCACATCATATAGGCGTTCACGGATATAGCGGACATCATCGGATTTAAAAATATCGTCTGATGAGCGGATTTCGTCATCAAAGGGGTCTTTGGCAAGCCCAAAATGACGGCGAGTTTGGGGGTTTAGGGTGGATTTTCTAAGTAGCATAAGTTCATCCTTATCTTGACTTATGGGAGTTTTTGGGTTTTGGCTTTGGGTCAAAATGCTTGGCACGCTGACCCCATTTTTAATAAAATGGTTGGCAAGATTTGCCTTAAATTGTTTGGTATTTTTGCTTGGAAACACACCGTGAACCACAGCATTGACAAGAGCCGTTTTGCTAATACCCAACTCATTTGCCACGGTCTGATAAGATTTTCCAAGTTCGTTAAAGGCGGTTTTCATTCCTAATCCTTATGCAATTTTTAAAATCTGTTTAAAGGTAGACTCTTCGCACAGTTCACTAAACACTTCATCAAGACCGCTTGCGTGAATGCCATCAGGGTAGCGTTCTTGTAGTACCTTGACCGCCAAGCTCCAATCCGCCCCCAGTGCTTCTAAGCGTGGTTTTAGTTGCTTGGCGATGTCCACTTTGGATAGGACAGGCTCGGCAATCGCTCGCTCATAACGGCTTTGCTCCACGCTCTGCACGCCTTTTTTGGGCATGTACAGCGTGTTATCATTGTCAAGTACCGTATCGTTGTGCTTATAGGGGTCAAGTTTGCCATCAAAGGGTAGAGCCTTGGCTTTGCGTTTGATTTGTGCTTGTTCAAGCGTATCTGTCCCCATAGCGATTTTTTGCAATTCTTTGGCGTGTGTTTGGGCTTTGGTGTCATTATGAGCCTTATAGCCTTGACCCACGATGATGGCATTTTCACGAAAGCCCATCTCATCAAAGACCACTTCTGGCACAGCCACCCAATTCTCGCCAACACCATCTGCGGTCGGTACACAGACCCTAGCACCGTCCACTTCCCACGGATTTTGGGCGACTAGGATTTTTTGTCCGACAAGTACAGGCAATGCTGAGACATCGTACACCTTGCCCTTGTAGCGAATTTCAAGCTCTGGGGTGACTTTGGCTTCTTTTAGCACAGACAAAGCAAGCGATTTGCAATACTCGGCAGGTGGAGCGATGATAAGCTCGTCCGACTTTATCTTTTGCCACGCTTTATAGCGAGTCATACCGTGGCGTGAGTGAATGGCTTGGCTATTAAAATAGCGTAGCCACTTATCACACAAGGCATTTAGAGTATCAATGTCATTCACTTCCACAAACTTTAAGCCACTCTCAAAATGCGTCTCGACAATGTCGTTGGCTTTTTCCACTTGCCCTTTGGCTCGTGGGTTATTAGGCTTGTTGATTTGCACCATTACATCTAGGGCTTGGCATAAGGTCTTAAAAGCCGAGCTGGTGTTAGCCGAACCGGGGTCTAGCATAACCATCTTTGGTACGCCACGGATAGGGTCTTTGCCAATGTCGGCTTTGGGCGACATCATACGAATAAAAAAGTCGCACAAATTTGCCGAAGTTTCCCCACCAAAATAATAATGACAATAAATCACCCCGCTGGCGTGGTCTGTACCTGTGTATCGCCACACACGGTCATTGATGATTTTGACGACATTGGCGGGCTTGTTTTTATAAAATTCGTCGTGACTTGCCACACGCAGTCCTGTATCTTTACCTGCTCGTGGCAAGTAGTACAAGACGCACAGACTGGGGTCAATTTGCCACAGATGATTGGGGTGTAGGCTTTTCATCGACACCACAGGGGCAGGCTCTAACAGTTGATCTGGGTGCAGATGATAGGCTTTTAGCCCACGCACAATCGCCCCTACCGACAATGCCGTTCCGTCTGTGTGGCACGCCTGTATCATACCGTTAGCACGAAGCATCGTTACCGCTCGCTCCACCGTCATAATACGTTTGCCATTTTTTCGCATACCCTCCATTACCACGCTACTGATGAGCTTGGCATCATCAAGGGTCAAAGTCATCTCGCCTTTATCACTTCTTGCTTTGCGAGTAGGTTTGACCGCCACACTTTCTAGCTTGCGATACAGTGTTGAGACGCTCATACCCAGCTCGTCCGCTTTGGTTTGTAGGTAGCGTGATTTTTCGCCACGCCCTAGGTTTTGGGCGGTTTTGGCGATTTCGCTTAGGCGTTCTATCAAGGCTGGATTGTCGGTTGCCATTGTTTTGACCCTTATTGTTATCTTTGCCAATCACCCATCATCTTCATCAAAAGGCAATGGCATACCCCGCTCATGGACATCTGTTTCACTCGTCTCATCGGTTAGCCAGCTTGGTACTTCATCGGTTGGTGTGTCCGTTGGTAGCAGGTATTGCCCACGCAGGATTTCACAGTCTAGGATGAGCTGATTGATAGCCCCCACCATCAAGGCGGTATGGTCGCTTCCGTGTGCTTCTTTGTGAGCCATAAACCCATCAAAGATGTCTTTTAACTTACTAATCTCGGAGCGAGCGGAAACTTCTGTACTTGCCAGTTGTGCCGATAATTCACGAGCGACATCCGCAGGTTTGGGCTGTTTGTTTTTATTTTTGGCGAGTTTTTCGGCAAGCTCATCAATCTTGGCATTTTTCTCGCTCATCACCTTGTCTTTGGCTTTGCTGTCCTCACGAGCTTCACGGAGGGCTAGGCGTAGCTCCTTGATGGTCATTCTATCCACATCGTCCAGCGTATTGCCGTTAATATCGCCACCTTCAGCAAGCTCCACTAGGGTGTCATCATCTTCCACCAAAAGCTCCAACAGCTTAGATTTGCCAAGTGTGATAAGTTTGGGCTGGGCTTTTTGCATTTGTGGGGTGGCAAAGCGTTTGGTTGCTGACATCAGTCTTCTTGCTTCACGCTCTTTTACGCCAAGCTCCTGTTCAGCAATCTCCATAAAACGACCGTGTTCGGTATGTTCTTTTAGGACAATTAACGCCTTGCCAAGCTCAAACATACCCTCTAAGGTTTTGACAACCGCTTGACGACCTCGTTCAATCCAAGTGGCTTCGTTATACACCTCGCCATTGCCCCATTGCTCCATCACCTGCATACTGTGCAGGGCTTGTTGGTTGATGACATCAGCGGTGATGACTTCTACGCTTGTGGCTTCACTCATTTTTTAATACCTTTTGTTGATGTTATTTTTCTTAAAACGGACGATGTCGTCCGTTTTGCCTAATAGCAAAGTCTATAAAGACACCACGCTTGCCGACATTGTCCGCACGGTGGCAAAACGCCTAAATCTGTCTCTAACAGGGCAAATTCGTGAGATTAAAATCACCACCGTAACCCAGTATCAAGAGCGAGATGTGGAGTTTTTGACCCGCCTTGGCAAAACTTATGGGCATAGCTTTAAGATTGTGGATAAGACTTTGGTTTTTTATGACAATGAGAAACTTGGCGAAAATGAAGCGGTGGCGGTACTGGACAAAACATCGGTCATTGATGTGCGTTTTCGTGATGTCATCAAAGACACACCAAGTGAAGTACAGGTTTCCACCTACAACACTCAAAAGAAAGAAACCATTACCAAAACCGCCAAGCCCAAACCCAAAAGAAAAGGGGCAAAACCTACCACCACCGACACCCTAAAAATCACCGCCCCCAACAATGCCACAGACGGCGAAGCACAAGCAATGGCAAATGCCCACGCCCAAAACCAAGCTGATGAACAAATAGCAGGGGAAATTGAGCTTGTCGGCAATGCTATGCTGGTGGCGGGTCAGACTTTGCTTGTGAATGATTTTGGTAAATTTAGTGGCAAATATTTGGTGAAACAAGCTCGCCGCACCCTAAGCAATCAAGGATTTTTAACCACGATTGAGATTAAAATGCTTGAATACATTGACCCAAAAGATAACGAAACGCAGGAAAATACCAATGAATTACGCCCATAACAACCTATCCGCCACGCTCCAATTTGGCGAAGTCAGTGAAATTAACCCAAAGACACACAAAGTAAAAGTAACTTTCAATGCTTTGGACGGCATGACAAGCGACTGGCTCCCTGTCACCACAATGGGAGCAGGTGACAATCAATTCTACGCCTTGCCCGATGTGGGGGCAACCGCTGTGTGCTTGATGAATGCGAGTGGCGATGGCGGTGTGGTCTTAGGTGTGATTTATAACGACAAAGATACCACACCAACCGATAATGGTGAGCTGTGGATTAAAAAATTCACAAACGGCACAACCATCAGTCATAATCGCCAAAACGGACAAATCGTCATAGAAACAAGTGGCGATGTGTTAATAAAATCCGCCAACCAAGTAAAACTAGATACGCCTGTTACTGAATGCACAGGCGATATGAATGTTGCAGGCACAGTTAGAGCGGGCAATGATGTAGTCGCAAGTGGCACAAGCCTTAAAAAATATACGCACAGCGGTGTCGCTGGTGGCAATAGCCGAACAGGTACGCCTTAGATTTTTCTTAAAACTCTTTAAAAGACCCAACTACCCAAAACCCCTACAATACACCTAAATCACTTTGGGTGTATTTTTTTGTAGGTCAAAATGACAACCACCAACCACCGCCATTGGCAACTCGCACACGACAGCACGGCAATGACTGACATTGACGACATTCATCGCTGTATTGAGATTATTTTGACCACAAAAAAAGGCTCTGATGTCCTTCGCCCAACCTTTGGCTCGGCTCATTTGGACTATTTGGACGCACCGACTGACATTTTAATCCCCAATGTGGTGCGTGAAATTCATTTGGCAATCCAAACTTGGGAAAAGCGAGCGGTCATCAAAGACATTTATTTTATGGGGCAAGCATCGCATTTGACGATGATGATTGATTGGCAAGTGGCGGACAGTGTCAAAGGCGAGATTTATAAAAGCGAATTTATACTTTAAAACATAAGAGCATAGGGGCAAGGCGTGGCATTACCAAAACGAGAAAATCTTAAAATCGTGGACGATGACATTGGCACAATTTTAAGCCAGACAATCAAAGACTACGAAAACCGAGCAGGCAAAGTACTACAACCTGCTCATATTGAACGCCTGCTCATCAACACCTTTGCCTATCGTGAACTGTTGCTTAGAAAACAGCTTAACGAAGCCTATCGCCAACAGCACATTCCTTACGCAACAGGGCTAATGCTTGATGTCGCTGGGGCGGATTTTGGTACGCATCGCCTGTCTGCACAGCCTGCGGATACCGTCTTAGAATTTAGTGTAAAGCCTGATGAGATTGGCAATTTAACCATTCAAATTGGCAAAGGTACACAAGTTTTGGCGGGCAATGTTGCTTTTGCTACCACAGAGAGCGGACAGCTGACTCAAAACCGCCCAAGTATCCGTCTCAATGCTATCTGCACCCAAACAGGTACGCTGGGCAATGGCTATGCGGTGGGGCAAATCAGCACGCTGGCAACTCGCCCACACCCCACCATCACAGTGTCCGCCAAAAATACCACCATTAGCCAAAATGGGGCGGATATGGAAAATGACGACAGCTATCGTGAACGGATTATGCTTGCTTTTGAGCGGTTTAGTAATGCAGGCTCAAAGGGGGCGTACGCCTACTTTGCTCGCTCTGTTAGCCAAGAGATTATTGATGTCTATGTGGGCAATGCCAAAGACCGCCAAGGAGAGCCGATTGGTGGCACGGTGGCGGTGCATTTGCTGGGCAAATCTATGCCCATCTCGGATAACTTAATTCGTGAGGTCGCCAAAGCCCTAAATGATGAAAAAGTACGCCCCCTGTGCGATACAGTAACGGTCAATAGTGCCAAAGTGGTTAATTTTACCCTAAATGCTGAGCTGACCGCCTTTACAGGGGCAAATGTTGATGAAGTCTTAGCAAATGCCAAAAGTGCTTTTAATGCCTATAAGCAGGAAGTAGAAAGCAAATTGGGGCAAGATGTCGTTCCCCTAAACATCGCCAAAACTTTGCAAGTGGCGGGCGTTTATGATGTTAAGCTGATTAGCCCTACCTTGACAGCCATTGCCCCTGACATGGTTGCTATTTGCAATCACATCAATATCCGCATTGTGGGGCAAACCGATGGCTGATACCTTAACTGACAATTCGCTCATCTATGCCGATGTCATCGCCAAAGAGCAAACCTTTACCGCTTTGGCGGATTTGGGGCTTGCCCTTGATGAGTTGCCGATAGATAAGCTCTTAATTCGTCTGATTGACCTTGTGGACAGCTCACATTTGCCGATTTTGGCAGACAGTATGAGCGTGGTGGGGGTAGATGGCTATTGGCTTGCCGAGAGCGATGAAGCAAGGCGAAATCTCATCAAAGGGGCGTATGACCTGCACCGTTATAAAGGCACGCCGTGGGCAGTCAAGGAGATTGTCAGACGACTTGGCTTTGGCAATGCCACGCTTGAAGAGGGCTTTGGTGGCAAACGACATAATGGCGAAATCACAAGGCGAGATGGTGTCTATAACTATGGGCATTCTGACCGCTGGGCGTATTACCGCATTATCATTCACGAACCTATTACCCTTGAACAGGCGAACCTGCTTAGAAAGACTTTGTCCGCCTTTGCTCCTGCTCGCTGTATCTTGTCCGCTCTTGATTTTACACAGGCAAGCATTCGGCATAATGGCAAAATCATCCGAGATGGCAGATATACTCGTGGCACAGCTTAAACGACTTTAATTTGTAAGGAAAAGATTATGGCAAATCTTAGAGAGACCTCAACTTGGGAAGCTGGTATTTATCAGCTTGAAACTTCCGACCCCGTGATGGGCGGGGAAAACGGCATTGATAACAGAGCACCAAGACAGCTTGCCAACCGTACTCTGTGGCTAAAAAATGAGTTGGCAAGGCAGATTGGGGTGGTCAATAGTGGCAAACTTGGCAAAACCGAAAATGCGGTATCAGCAAGCAAACTTGCCACTGCCCGTAACATCGCAATGACAGGAGACGGCTCGTGGAGTGTGAATTTTAACGGCTCACAAAATGCCACAGGTGCGATGACTTTGGCAAACTCTGGCGTAACCGCAGGCTCTTATAACTCAGTAACCGTGGACGCAAAAGGACGGGTAACGGCAGGCTTAGCCCAAACGCACGGACTTGTAACCGCCACTACCGCACAAGGGACAGCGAATGTCGCCACAGGCAACAGCAATACCTTTTTGAACATTGTGGCAAGTGGCGTGGGTCGAACTGCATCTGTTGGCTCATCCACCCAAATTACAGGCACGAATGGTATTACCGTCTCATCAGACACGGCTGGCAAGCTCATTGTCAGGCAGGTGCTTGCCAATAGTTTGACAGACACTTCTACGGCAAAGGCTTTGACTGCCTTGCAAGGCAAGGTGCTTGATGAAAAAATTTCAGCATTGGATAATCGTACCGCAACTTTGCGTGGACAGCTTGGCACAACTGACTTAAACACCCTAACCGCCGCCGCTCATACGGGCATTTGGTATCAAGAAAATAACAACAACGCTACCACAGAACGCAATTATCCAGCGGCTCGTTCTGGGATTTTGTTTGTTTTACCGTCAGTTTGGCAGGGGCAACAACTTTATTTTCCTTATAACGAAAACGCTTTGTACACTCGCTATATCAATAACAGCAACAGTTGGTCGGCTTGGTACAAAATTGGCGAAACCATTAACAATCTCACAAGTGCCAGCACCACCGCCAGCCTATCCGCCAATCAGGGAAAGATTTTGAACGAAACCAAGCTGGACAAGGCAGGTGGCGTGCTAACTGGGGCGATTTCAATGCCCACTTCGGTAACTTCAATGCCCGCCAATACCGCTTTTGCAATCAGCTATGGGCGAATACAAGGCTATTCTAATTTGTATATCAACGCCAACACGGACAACTCTGGTAATGAGGCGGTGGTGATTACCAGCGGAAAGGGACTTAGTGCCAACAAAAATGACGGCTTGGCGGTAGGGTCTAATTATCTGACTTGGCTTGGAGCAGCAGTCGCCACTGTCAATAGCAATGTGGCAACCGCCACCAAACTTGCCACCGCCCGCACCCTTGCCATCACAGGAGATGGTACAGGGCAAGCCAATTTTGATGGGTCAGCCAATGCCAATATCGCCCTGACCCTTGCCAGCTCTGGCGTACGAGCAGGCTCATACAACTCTGTAACCGTGGACGCAAAAGGACGAGTTACCGCAGGACTGACCCAAACACACGGGCTTGTCACCGCCACCAGCGCTACAGGTACAGCAAACACCGCCACGACAAACACCAACACATTCCTAAACATTGTGGCAAGTGGCGTGGGCAGCACGGCATCGGTCGGTTCAAGCACGCAAATCACAGGCACAAACGGCATCAGCGTATCATCAGATACTGCTGGTAAATTGATTGTTACTCGTGATAGCAACTCACCCACGGCAACCAAGCTACAAACTGCTCGAACTCTATCCATCACAGGAGATGGTACAGGGCAAGCTAATTTTGACGGCTCAAATAATGCCAATATCGCCCTGACCCTTGCCAGCTCTGGCGTACGAGCAGGCTCATACAACTCTGTAACCGTGGACGCAAAAGGACGAGTTACCGCAGGACTGACCCAAACACACGGGCTTGTCACCGCCACCAGCGCTACAGGTACAGCAAATACCGCCACGACAAACAGCAACACATTCTTAAACATCGTGGCAAGCGGTGTCGGTACGGCAAACTCGGTCGGTTCAAGCACGCAAATCACAGGCACGAACGGTATTACGGTATCAAGTGATACGGCAGGTAAACTCATTGTTGCTCGTGATAGTAACTCGCCTACCGCCACTAAGCTCCAAACCGCCCGCAAAATCGCCTTAACAGGAGCGGTCACAGGAAGTGTCAATTTTGATGGGAGTAGGAATGTGAGTTTGGCAACTGCCTTAAAAGGCATAGACAGACGAGAATATACAGGCACGCTCACCCCAAGTCATAACAGCTTTAAAAGCCAAAAAGTACCCATTACAGGCTCAGTAGAGGTGTTACCTAATGGGCGTATGGTGCAGTATTTTACTTTTGTGTGTCCTGTGGTTTATTTTCATAAACACGGTCTGTCAGCTTTTTATCGTGAGAAATTAGGCGTTCAGACCTTCGCTGCCGCAGACAGTCCACACCTAGAACTACCCTTATGGACGCCAATGCCTAATAAGGTGCAAGAAGCACATATTTACTTAGGAACAGCTGGTAATCATTATAGTTATGGTGAAGCCTTAGAGTGGATTTATGATTGGGACGCCATTTTAAATCATCAATCCAACATCAAGGATAAGGCATACTTTGCCTTTCGCCGTTGGGATGGAACTTCTGATGAGATTATTACTTTTACCATTGTTGTGGAGGGTTACTAATGCCTTATTTAATCAATCCCTTAGAAAATGGTAAATTTGAACTCATTGATGAGCATTTTATCCATCTGTATGATGTGGATAAAGACACCCTCATATCCATGAGTGATAAAGAATATCAAATTCATCAAACCAAAGCCAACCATCTAACCACTTTTGAAAATGGGGAATTCGTCTATCGTGATGAAGTGGTTGATGAAAAAATCATCAAAAAACAGCAACAAGACAGCATTTGGAAAGCCATCAAACAAAAACGCCACACCATCACTCGTGGCGGGGTTTATGTCAAATCGGTCAAAAAGTGGTTTCATACGGACGATAGCTCTCGTACGCAGTACTTGGCTTTGCAGATTTTGCCCGAGCTACCGTCAGAGCTTATGTGGAAAACGATGGATAACAGCTTTGTCAAATTAACCAAGCCACTCATTACTGAGCTTGCGATGACGATTTTACAGGCTGAACAAGCTGACTTTGCCAATGCCGAAAAGCACCGTTTGGCAATGTTGCAGGCACAAAATCCCTTAGAATACGATTATTCAAAGGGTTGGAGTGCCATTTATGAACAAGGAGCAACCAATGAATAAAGTTTATCTTGCTTGTTACCGTGGGCGTGGCGATAAGCTCACTCACCGCCTATGCGATGGCATCACTCGCTTTTTTACTCGTGGCAAATACAGTCACACCGAGATTGCCATTGCCTTGCCTGACGGTCGTTACCAATGCTATTCATCAAGCGTGCGTGAAGGTGGTGTCCGCACCAAAATAATGCCCTTAAATCCTGACAAATGGGACTTAATCGCCCTTGATGGCATTTCGCCCGAACAAATTACCCGTTATTACCGACAAAATCACGGCTCGGATTATGACCTTTTGGGAGCGTTGGGCTGTGTGGCAGGACTACCACAAAACGCAGATAAATTCTTTTGTTCTGAGTGGTGCTATAACGCAATTTTTGGCTCAAACCAAGGCTTTCGGTTTAGCCCCAATCAGCTTGCTGAGATTGTTCGCCATTTATCCATTTTGGATAACTAATTTTTGGTTTTTTTAGGAGATATTTATGTCAAAACCAAGCACATACCCAACCAAACTTACGCCCAATTTTAGCTATCGTGAGATGACTAGAAGTAATACAGCCATTCGCCACGGCATTGATAACACGCCAAATCCTACTGAACTTGCCAACCTTATCTATACCGCAGAGCAGTTAGAAAAAGTGCGTGCTTATCTTAATGACAAGCACAAACGACCCATTGGCATTATGGTCTCATCAGGGTTTAGAAATGAGAGAGTCAATACACTTGTTAATGGCTCAAAAAATTCGGCTCACAAATTAGGACTTGCTGCCGACTGTGACGCCACAGGTTTTACATCGTCCACCTTTGCCAAAGAAATTGTTGAAATGCGAGATAAAGGCTTGATTGCTTTTGACCAGTTGATTTTAGAATACCCAAATCGTGGTGACGGTGCATGGGTACATATTGGCTTCAAAAAAGATGGGAAAGGTCAAAGAAACCAAGTTTTGACAGCAGTCAAGCGTGGTAAAAAGACCGTATATTTACAAGGTTTACAGGAGAACGCAAAATGATGACATAATTGCTAATTATGAAAGAAAAAGACGGTCGGTATGACAATGCTGGAACATTGCCATACCAGCCACGCAGGTTGAGTGCGTAAGCCCAAAGAACCGCCTGCTTAGCTAAGCGGCGTTATTTTACCACAAAATCCATAGGATTACGCAAAAAATGAAACAGCGTTGCACAAAATGCGATAAACTTTTAGCCGTTGGCACAGGCAATTTTGCCATTAAATGCCCTCGTTGCAAAACTTTAAATCAAATTAACACCCAGCAATCCCAAGTAAAGCCTGATATTGACAAAGGGCGTCGCACAAATGATGGCTGATATTAATTTACAAATAATCTAAATCCCTAATTTTTTGAGTGTCCTGAACGCCTTTAACTTTAAAAGGATAAGTTTATGACACTCAATTCACTTTCCACCAAACACCACAAAACCGCTCCCTTGCCATTCACAGGGCAAAAGCGAATGTTTTTAAGGCACTTTGAAAAAATCTTAAAAGACAATATCCCAAATGACGGCGAAGGCTTTACAGTGCTTGATGTCTTTGGTGGTTCTGGACTGCTTGCTCATAATGCCAAGCGTATCTTGCCCAAAGCCACCGTCATTTATAATGACTTTGACGGCTATGTCGAGCGTTTGGCTCATATTCCCACCACTAATCGCTTACGCCAAGAGCTGTTTGAAATCTTAAAAGGCGAGCCAAGAAGCGTGAAATTATCAAGCACTGCCAAAGCCAAAGTCTTAGGCCACCTTCGTAAAAGTGCCGACAACGGGACTTTTGTTGATGTGCAAACGCTGGCAGGTTGGCTACTGTTTAGCGGACGACAAGTTGGCAGTCTTGATGAGTTTTTGGCAGAGTCCACCTTTTATAATCGCATTGTCAAAACTGATTATCCAAATGCAGATGGCTATCTTGACGGGCTTATCCTTGAATGCCTAGATTTTGAAAAGCTACTACAAAAATACCAAGACACCCCAAATTGCTTGCTTCTGCTTGACCCACCTTATCTATGCACCGCACAAGGGGCTTATGCCAAGCACGGCTATTTTGGTATGACAAAGTTTTTAAGGCTTATGCAGTTTGTGCGTCCACCTTTTATCTTTTTTAGCTCCACCAAAAGCGAGTTGATGGATTATATGGCTTATGTACAGCGGTATGAGCCTAACACTTGGCAAAGGGTTGGTGATTTTACCCATATCAAGGTCAATTCATCCATCAATGCAAAAGTCAGTTATGAAGATAACATTTTGGCAAAATTCTAGGGCTTAAATTTGCAATTTAATTGCAAAAAAGACTGGACTATGCCTGATTAGTACGGCAGTATGTGCCTTATAAATTAACAAGCAAACAGGTGAAAATTATGTTAGATGTTCAAACGGTTTCAAATTTTGTCCAAGAGTATGGCGTGGTGGATTTTGGGTCAGAACTAGACGATGGCAATGCTTTATGGTTTCGTGGCTCTGATGACCATTTTACCCTAATCGCTCTAAGCGATGACAAAGAGATTGTAATGAGTGTTTGGGATAATGAAGAGTGTGGCGAGCTGATTGATGAGATTGAAATTGATAGCATTGATGAGCTTGGTGCTTACCTAGACAAATATGCTCTAACAAACAAGACAGACACTGACACTGACACTGACACTACAATGATTGATATTTATGTCAAACTTATTAAAGAAAAGCTGGCGGAAAACAACATCAGCTTAAACTTTGAAGAGTGCAACCAAGCTGAGAGACTCATCATCAGGCACATTGAAGGTGAACTTACCAAGATTGTGGAGTTTTTAAGATAA